TAATTCTCTTTCGATTTTTAATAAATCGTCTTTTCTTTTATTCGCTCTATCTCTTGATGATTTTTCGTCTGCTATTTTTTGCTTATTAAAAGTAGCAGTCAATATTTTACGTTCATCTTTTAATGCTTTTAGATTATCGTTTGCTTCTCGAATAACTGCGTCAGCATTGTCAGATGCTTTATCAATACTGAAAACTGCGTCTGAAATAAGTTCGGAAAGTCTTGGTAGGGCAGTCAATTTAAGTTTTGAAGCTACTTTGTTATAAAGACCTATTAATGCGTCTACTGGGCCAAACATCCAAGTTAAAATACCTTGTAATATTGCTCGATGTCTTTTAGTTGTTTCTATATCTATCTTCTTTTGCTTTTCTGCCCTTTCAATTGCAACTTTACTTTGCGCAATTTCTGCGTCTATCATTGCAAGTTTGACTTTGTGAATTTCTTCAGCGGTTGCGCCTTCCGCTTCCATTAAGCGTATTTTTCTTTCTGTAGATTTTTTTTGCGCTTCAAGTATTATTTCGCCTTGTTCATACTTTTCGTTTAAACTGTCTGTTTCTCCTAATAATTTTTTAGTGGCTTTTACTATATCTTCCCAATAAGCAACCATAAAACCCAAAGCAACTACGGCTGCACCTATACCTGTTGCAATTATTCCCTTTCTTATACCTCCTAAAGCAACTTTTGCTGCCATTCCCATTGCTTTGAAGGCTTTTGCTCCCTCCCTTAATCCTCTCACTCCTTCTGCAATTGCCATTGCAGCCTGAACTTTAATTAAAGTCTTTTCTAATTCTTCAGACTCTGATCCCATTAAAGCCATTACTCCCTGAACGGCTGCGAATCCTGACGCTGCTCCCTGCAATGCTCCACCCATTTTTTCAGAAAAAGTTCCTGCTGCTGCGTCAACAGCCATATCCGTGTCCATTTGCACCCTTCTATAAGAAGCAACTTTTTGCATTAAGTCTTGATACTCTTGGCTTGTTTTATCTCCTGCAAGTGCAAGTTGGTAAAGCCTATCTTCTGCTTCTCCTAATGCAGCGGTTAACGGTTTAATCTCTCCGTAAACATCTTCAAAAGATGCGTCAACTCCTTTTAATTCTTTATTAAGTTCCTTAAAAGATTGTTCCATCTCTTCAAGTTCCTTCTTCTGTTGCTTAAAGGCTTTTGATCCTTGTTGATTTGCATCACGCATTTCATCAAGTTCCTGTTTAGCTTTGTCAATAGATTTCCCTAATGCCAGAAATTTCTCTTCTGCATCATCTACTCCATCGATATCAATGTCAACCTCAACTTTATAATTTTCTGCCATTTTTTAATTTTTTAAAATGATACTTTCTTTTTTCTTGGATATATAAATCTTTTATTGAATCATATATCATAAATTTCCCTTTTGCGATCTCAATGTTTTCGCTTTGCCCAATATGAGCGTCTAATTTTAGCATGTTTATAATCTGTTCAATCATGGCTGTTGAATTATTATTGTATTTTCTAATACTGCACCGTTGCAATATGTTTGAGTTACTAATAATGAAATAATTTGCGTTGCTGATTGTTCCGTTATCAGGGGAACATCATCTTCTGTTGAAATTAATTTAAATAGAATCGCAGGTGCAGTTGAATCATTACTTTCATCTACAATATTTTGTTTACTATTTGCATTTGCAGGAACGCAAACAGAAATAACTTGACTGCTTGTTATTGAAGATGGAGTAATTGGAACATCAACGCAGTTTGCAGATGGATTCGTTGGAATAATTGTAACAGGATCAACAGGCCTAAAATCCATTATTAAAGAAAGATCAACTTCTCCAGAATTCAGATTCGTTTTCATGCTGTTAATAATATACCTTCGATCCCTGATTTTTATCCGATCATTCAATTCTATTTTAGAGATCAATGAAACAGGAAATAAGGATTTCAAATTGACTAACCTATTATTAGGTTGATACATATTCAATAAATAATTAGCATAATAAGTAGCGTATAATCCATTAGGATTCACAACTAATGAAAATGAAGATATTTCATTCCTAAAATTTAAAGAATAAGGAGTAAAATTATTTGCAAACATATCCTGACCAAATAGCATGTAATTTGTAATAGTTTGCGTTGAAGATCCGTCATTTATTTTTATGCTTGTCGTTTGTTTATCTCTCATATAAAATAAACAAGGCTTTGGAATATATGGACTGTAATTTTCATCCAATGCGTAAGCAACTTGAGTATTAGAAAATACCCCTGAAGCATTCCTGAATCTTTGCCCTAATAAATTCTCGAAAGGAACTTGAATCTTATATTCTCCTCCATCATAAGTAAATGTTTCAATCATATTTCCATACTCACGCTGATTCGTTGTTGCAAACTGCTTATTTAAAAAACTGTTGCTTGGCTGATATTCAAATGCAATCTTTTTGTATAAAGGAAGTCTGCTCATTTCAATGCTTTCAATATCAGTATATTTTGTAGTATCATAAAGATCTCCTACATTATACCATTCCTCGATGCTTTCTAAATTATAGTTTGATCCATCGCTGGAATAACAAGTTAGATTAAACATTCTTAATATTCCTGTAAAAAAATCTCCAACTTTTATATCAGGAAGATAGTTATTAATATAATTTGTTCCTGTTAATGAAACTGCATTCCCTGATGTTCCTCTCCACAATTCCTGATATTGACCTACTCCTGCTCCGCTTATATAACTAATGCATTGCTTATAATTTACTTTCCCTGTGATATTCATGGCCTGCGATGCTCTAACTTCCCAATGGAAAACCTTTGCCTGACCTGTTGTATCAATCGGCATATTATAGCACTCCCAATCAATAAATAATCCACTTGCTGAAGCAGGAAGCGGAGCAATCTCCTGCGTTTGAACTAATATATTATTGATATACATATCGATATAAATCGTAGCAGTTAGCGTTGAAGGTAAAATGCTTAATTTAATCTTTTCAACAATTAAGATAATAGTTGCTCCTAAATGTGTAGAATGCCAATTTGAATTTAATAATGTTCCGCTGTTTAGATTCGAATTTCCATCCCATTGCAGAGTTAAAGTATCATTTGTATAATCAAAAGGATCTTGATTAACTAATGGAGCAACATTAGGGAAACTTAATGGCCCAGTTAAATCTAATTTTTTAGGTTGCGAAACAAAAGTATTTGTATTCAAATTTTTGCACCATAAGAATAATTTTTTAAATCTTTCATCGCTTAAAAAGTTCCCCTGAAAGTTTAAAGAATATCTTGATTCAATTGCTTCAAATAATTTAGAAACTTTAACCGCAGGAAAAAGATCAGTATATGCGATCTCTCCTGTATTCGTTGTTATATCGTTTGAACCTCCATCTTGCCATGTCCACAAATCTTTTGAACTTATCAAAGGATACCTAACATCATAATCAGTTGCATCATCTGTGATTCTATTGATGACTTCAGTTCCTGTATAATTATGATCTAATGCGCTTAAATCTAAATCCGTTAATTTCTCATCAGAAAATAAATCTTTCAGGGTAGTAATATCTCCATAAAAAGCAAGTTGATAACTTTCAGGCTTTCCGTCTTTTATATTTACTTTTTCTAATTCGATTTTCCCTGATCTGAAAGGAGTAAGATTTATATCTATCTTTGCTGACTTTCTTGTTTGAACATTAAATTGAACATCATTATATTTATAAACATCAGAATTATACCAATGATGGAATATTTTATTATTTGTTGTTGATGCAGGAACTGTGAAAGATTGACTGAAGTCACAATAAATTTTAGAAATATCGGATATGTTTTGAATTGTAGAATTAACGACAATCTGCTCATCTTCAAATAAATCAATTTTAGTTCCTTCAATATATATTTGTATCCGTCTTTTCATTATATAACAGAATTAATCACTTCAAAAGCATATTTAAATGTGATGTTATAATTTATATTGCCCTGAACATTTACTCCTTTTAATTTTTCAATACTTTTAGTATCGACTGTAACAGGAAGAGAATCAACAAGGATTTTTTCACTTAATAAGATTTGTTGAATTGTTTCAGAATATCCTTCTGCAACTATTCCAGTATTGCAAGTGATTTTTTCCTCTGCATTATTATTAAATCCTTTAATCTGTCCTTCTATTGTTGAATAGCTTAATGAATTGCTTTGCATTAAATTATACTCTTTCTGATCTACTGTAATATTATTCTGCGATGCTTTATAAAACCACTCTCTTTGCCATGCTCCCATCTGATTCACAAAATCAATCATGACCGCTGTATATTTTGGTTCGCATTTTGGTTTGAAATACCAAGTTCCGTAAAGCGTTGGAGTTCCACCACCTCCAAGATTATCCCAAACCTCTAACTTATTTCCATCTGCGTAATAATCATACCATACTGTTGGAACATCATATAAATCAACTGTTGGAAAAGGATTAGATATTATTTGCGTTGCTCCAGAAACTAAATTAGTATATTTTAAATCTACCAAAGTTCCTGCTCCTAAAAAACACATCATTCCTGCCCTGTCTGCTTCATTTGTCGTTGGATTTCCTAATGCAGAATACTTATAATAATAAGTTCCCTGCGGTAAAGATGCAGTTTGATCAGTTGTAAATTCAAGGCTTGTCAGTTGCGGATTAGATCCTTCTGAATAATATCCGTATCCATCCATGCAATAATATGTCGTGGTATCTAAAAGCGTATAATTTGTTGATGTTGTTTCCTTGTATCTTTTAACATCTACTTTAACTAATTGATTGTGATTATTTGCAACAATCCCTGATCCTCCGCCTGATCCTATTACTGTTTGCCTTGTTGTAAATTTAAGATATTCCCTTGTATATGGACTTATATCATAATACATTTTAAGATCATTAGATGAAGGAATTAACTTTCTAATAATATACTGCGGATTTGTTGGAGCAGATGTTCCTGAATAATAATAAAATAATTCAATCTTTGATCCAACAACAGAAGTTTCATCAACTTCAATTATATAGGGCGATCTTGCAAATAACTTGTTCATTTTCTAATTTTTAAAATTTTTTAATCTTTCCTCCATTATATCTTTGAATAATTTCTCAATCGATAATCCGTATTTTTCTTGAACTTCTTTTCCTAATTCTTTAAAATGCTTTTTAAAAGGAGTTGTAAAAAACAAAGATGCTTTTATTCCATCCCTAAAAATGCTTTGAGCAATTAAATAAGATAAACTTTTATAACTCATAAACTGTCCGCCTTTTTTCTTTTCTGCACCCTTCTTATATCTTCCCTGAATCCCTCTCTGTTTTAACCATTTTTCTAATGCTCTTGCAGGTGGTTTTTTAGTCTTGTAAGAAAAAGGAGTATCTGTTCTTACTGTTCTTCTACCGCTTACTCCAAGATCCTGAAACCATCCGTAAGGCAACATATCGAATGTAAGCCTGATTGAGTTCTTCATCACTTTAGTTTCTCCTGTGATTGAATTCCTTAATTTTCCAGATGCATCTTTATTTTGTCTCTGAAGATTTCCTTTCGCTTCTTCAATGACAAGATTTTTAAATCTTTCAATTACTTCCTCAACTGCTTCTTTATCAAACATCACAAACGGTCATATCGTTAGGTATCAGGATGTTCATAGAAATTGTCCACCCACACAAAGTATTTTCAAAACGGTCTGTGAATGGTTCTAACGTAGGATTCCCGTCCACTTGATAATTATCATCATAAAGATTTCCTCTTCTTAATTTTTCATACAATCGATTTAAAAGAGATATTTGAGTATTAAATATGTCATGTTCATTATCATTTCCGAGAAACTTATTAGTTGTTTCATCCTTATCAAGATCAACAATATCCATTGCCAAAATTGAAATATTATACTGTATAACATTCTCCCTGAAAGTTGCGTTGTTTACGATTATATGTGTAAGTGGAAAAATTGTCTGCTTCGATAAGTCAACACTATTTAAATCACCCTCCGTTGTGGTGTTAGTAAATGGATCAGCGTCTAATTCTGCTTTGATCTTTGTTAAGATATTATAATAACTCATCTTTTAGTTTTGTTTAATTGTCTTTGTATCTCATTATTTTCGATACTTCTTTTTTGCTTTTCAAAAGTGAGGAATGTAAGGCAGTCATGTATGGGCAGCCTTGTTGTTTCTCTAAACTTGTCAAGATTTCCTCCAGAGATTGCATATACTGATGGATACCAACCCCATTGCTTTGCAAACTGAACTCTTTCTGAAAAGTCTCCATATCCTCCGTCATCAGATTCCTGTTCAAATAAGTTAGAGTAGCTTTCAGTAAGTCTTTTTGCAAATCGCAAAAAAAAACCTTTGCTGCCATTGCAACATTAACAGGGGCAAATTTCATCAGATCTGCATAATTCGCTGTTGAAATATAATCTTCTATTAAATATTTCTCTTTTCGCTTTTCAATTATAGGGCGATACATAACAGCCATTGCTTTGTGAAAATCTTCAATTTTATCTATATTATTTTGTAAGTCAATAAACTCTCCGAACGTCATCTGCTCAAGATTAGGAATAAATCCGAATTCTATATTTTCTATTTTGAAAGTTTGAACGAATTCAGGCTTTTGCTGAAATGCATTCGTGATTTTTTGAACAATATATTGAACATCTGTCCACTTGATTTGAATCACTTCCATCAATTGAATGTCGCAAAAAATTTCCACCATCTTCTCAAATAAAAATGTATCATCATTTGTTTGATCTGATGCTTTCATAAATTTCTGATAATTCCCTAAAGAAATCTCTTCCAGTTTTGTCGGTATTTTAATATCAACCTTCATAATAAATAAACGTATTTTTTGTGATTTGTACTATTTACTGAATAAATTTACTGAATTATTTATTCTTTGTTTAGAGATATTTATAGCGTTATCGTCTAAATCTATACCTATAAAGTTTCTATTTGTTTCTTTTGCGGCTACTAATGTCGTGCCCGTACCACAAAATAAATCTAAAACTAAATCGTTTTCTTTAGTGCATAATAAAATGCAAATTAAAGGTATTTCCAAAGGAAAACCACTATGTCCGTATTTGCTTTTAGTTTCTTTTCTTCCAAAACTATAAGTGTTATTTTTACCA